AACGTGCTGCTCTTCGGGGACACAGGGCAGAATTAAGAGGAGGTTGATATGGCAAAGGAATCGCTTGCAGCAAAGGTAGCGAGGGAAGCGGAGGAAAGGCTTGCTAAGATAGAGGCAAGGCGCATGGGTTTTAAGGCACCAGTGGCTGTCCAAGGTGATGTAATCCCCTCCCGTCCATCCGGTACAGGAAGGAAAAGCTCTCTAGCCAAAGGCGGAAAAGACGTTCTATCTGCTATCGGAAAGATAAAAAAGCCGAAGAAGAAGAAGGCCGATCCTTGGATAGATCCAGATAAGAAGAAGGCGAAGACGCCCAAGGCGAAGGATGAGACTAAGGACGATTGGACTTTCGTTGATGATTTTGGCGATACTGGTACTGGTAGCGATGATTATACTTTCGTTGATGATTTTGGGGATACTGATTACTCAGGCTCCGACTGGGACTGGGACGCTCCATTTAAGCACGGTGGACGTATCAAGAAAGCTAAGAAAGCGAAGGCCGAGTCTCGTAAACCTCGCAGCCGCCCTGCTATTCGTGGTCGCCGTAGAGAATTAAAAGGAAGTTAAGAAGGATATAAGTTATGGTTAGTAAACCACTGACACTGAGGCAAAAAGAAGCTTTAAAAGCACACTCCAGTAAGCATACATCAAAGCATATGTCATATATGAAAGATCGTATGAAGAAGGGAGATAATTTTAAAGATGCTCATATGAAAGCTACACGAAGGGTAGGTCGATAATGGTAGATAAGTATTGTTCTAGATGTAAATGTAAGAAGTGTAAATGCGGTAAGAAATAATGGCAGTCTCAGGTACATATAATTTTAATCTGGATATAGATGAAGTCATCCAAGAAGCAATGGAAATGATTGGGGGAGAGAATACTCTTGGTCAGGAGCCAGCCTCGGCCCGACGCTCAATTAATCTTATGTTGAAAGATTGGCAGAACAGAGGTATTCTTCTCTGGAGTACTTCTGTTTCCAGTGTAACAGTAGCTGCCAGTGTTACTGCTTATAGTCTGGACTCCTCGACTGTTGATGCTCTGGAAGTTGTTCTAGAAAGGGATGATACAGATATACAGCTTACTCGTATCTCTCCTGAAGAGTATCTTCTTATTCCTAATAAGACCCAAACAGGAAGACCCATGCAATATTCTATTCGCAGGGGTATTTCTAATCCTACCATGTCTGTCTGGCCTATTCCTGAGAATTCCACAGATGTCCTTAAAATGGAGATCATAAGTGAATTGCAAGATGTGGATAAGTCTGCTGGACAGAATGCTGATCTTCCCAAGAGATTCCTCCCCCCTCTTACTTGTGGGCTGGCATATTATATGTCCATGAAACGCCCCGGAGTAGAGGGACAACGAATGCAAATGCTGAAGGGTAACTATGAAGAACTTCTTAGTAGAGCTATGCTGGAAGATCGGGAAAGAGCTTCAATGCATGTTGTACCCAAGCTAGGATATGTCTAATGGCAACTAATAAAAATGCCCTAGCTGTATGTGATACGTGTGGGTTTGTATATCCGCACAGGGTAATGCGTATGAATAGTTACGGTATGCTGGTTTGTCCAGAAGACTTCGAAGGTCAGTATGATCTGAAGAATAGTCCACTAAATAACATACCAGATGTGCGAGATGATCCGGCTATTAAGAATCCCCGATCAGACCATCTGGGAGGAAGAGGAGTTATGTGGAATAAGGATGCAACATGGATAACCGTCAATCCCTCAACCTTGGTAGAAACAACTCATACTACCGAGTGGGATGATGCTAACAGAAGTTGGAACACAATATGACAGATATAACAGGTAAGTTAATATCAGAAACATATAAGCAGGTTCTGCTGATAAATGCCAGCACTACAAATAGTGGTGTTGATACCTCTCTGGTGAATGTACAGACAGGAGATGGAACTAATAGTGCTTTGCAAGTTGCAACTAATGCGGTGAAGGTTGCTGGTACGTTTGCAGTCTCCGGGGCGGTGTCTCTGGATGGCAATATGCATGTAGCTGGTAAAGTATGTGCCAGTACGTTCTATGGAGACGGTTCTAATATTACCGGAGTAACTGCCACGATTGCAGGTAACATCTCCGTAAGTAATGTAACAATTGGTGGGACTTTACATGTAGCTGGTATTGCTACATTAGCTGGTGCTACGCATCTCAAGAGTACAGTCACGGTGGGTGGTGCGGCAAACTTTGGTAGTACAGTGACCGTAGTTGGCGCTGCTCATCTGCAAAGTACAGTTTCCACAGGAGGAGCTGCTACATTTGCCAGTACGGTCACGGTAGTAGGAGCTGCCGTACTAAAAAGTAATGTATCCGTGGGCGGCACTATGGCAGTTGCCGGGGCAGGTACATTCACATCCAAGACAGAGTTCAAGAATGATGTATCGGTCAGTGGCCGTCTGGATGTGGCTACCTCTGCATGTGTAGGCGGAACTTTCAAGGCAGTTGGAAAGGCTACTTTTGACGGGGATGTCTCTGTTAGTGGTGGTCTGGTAGTTGGTGGTACTGTAACTATCGTAGGAGCTAATCTACAAGCTGCCAATGCCAAAGTGTGTGCTTCTTCTTTCTACGGAGATGGTGCTAATTTAACTAATTTAGCTGGCGCACAAATTTCAGGAAATATATCTGTTAGTAATGCTACTGTGGCTGGCCATCTCAATGTGGGTGGTGGAGCTTCTATAGTAGGCACGGTAACAATACTTGGATCTAATCTACAAGCTGCCAATGCCAGAGTATGTGCTTCGGCTTTCTACGGGGATGGTTCCAATCTTACAGGTGTGGAAGCTTCTGTGGGCGTTGTTGATAATATTTCCGTATCTGGTTTTATTCATGTAGGTGGGATACTATCAGTTGTTGGTGCAACTCAATTAGTATCTACAGTAACAGTAGTGGGTGCTGGTACATTCAAGGATGATGTCTCAGTTAGTGGTAATGTAGCGATAGGAGGTACAGTAACCATAGGTGGGGCAGTTAGCCTTGCATCGACTCTCAGCGTTGGGGGTGCAACTAATTTACTAAGTACCGTTACAGTGGCAGGAGCCGCACAATTTGGTAGTACCGTCACAGTAGTGGGGGCAGGAACATTCAAGGATGATGTCTCGGTTAGTGGTAATGTAAATATTGGAGGTACTGTTACAATAGCAGGAGCTAATGTACAAGCTACTAATGCCAGAGTTTGTGTATCTGCATATTATGGAGATGGTTCTAATATTACAGGTATCAGTGCCGATATTAGTGGTAACATATCAGTCAGTAATGTAACGATTGGTGGAACACTTCATGTGGCTGGTATTGCTACTTTGGCTGGAGCCACACATCTTAAAAGTACTGTAACTGTTGGAGGTGCTGCTAACTTTGGATCAACGGTGACAGTAGTTGGAGCAGCTCATCTACAAAGCACGGCTTCCATAGGAGGGGCGGCTACATTTGCATCTACAGTAACAGTAGTGGGCGCAGCTCATTTACAAAGCACAGTTTCCACAGGAGGAGCTGCTACATTTGCATCTACAGTAACAGTAGTGGGTGCTGGTACATTTAAAGATGATGTTTCAGTCAGTGGTAATACTGTTCTTGGTGGAACATTAAGAGTTGCAGGAGCAACTTCTCTTGAAGGTGCAGTTGATCTTAATAGCACACTTACTGTAGCAGGAGCAGTATCACTTGCATCAACATTAGATGTTGCTGGAAATACTTCTGTAGGAGGTGCTTTTACTTTTGGTTCTTCTGGTACATTCAAAGATGATGTTTCAGTAAGTGGTAATGTAAATATAGGTGGAACTGTCACAATAGGTGGAGCTGTTAGTCTAGCATCGACTCTTAGTGTAGGAGGTGCTACATACTTTGCCAGTACAGTAACAGTAGTTGGTGCGGGTACGTTTAAAGATGATGTTTCAGTCAGTGGTAATACTGTTCTTGGTGGAACATTAAGAGTTGCAGGAGCAACCTCTCTGGAAGGTGCGGTTGATCTTAACAGTACACTTACTGTGGCCGGGGCGGTATCACTTGCTTCTACACTGAGTGTTGGAGGAGCAACTAATTTACTAAGTACCGTTACAGTGGCAGGAGCTGCACAATTTGGCAGCACAGTTACAGTAGTAGGAGAAGCTACTTTTAAAGCTAGGGCGCTTGCTGCAACAAATACAGATACTGATAATACGGGAAGTGTAACTTTGGATTTTTCAGCTAATCAGAACTTCATTCTGACCTTAACAGGTAACTTAACTCTTGCTAATCCTTCAACAGAGTCAGTTGGTCAAAGTGGAATAATAGTTTTTATTCAGCCGGGTTCGGGAGGTCCACATACACTCGCTATTGGGTCTGACTATGTCACTGCTGGGAATGTTACAATAACTCTCAGTACTGCCGCCAATGCTGTAGACATTATACCCTACTTTGTCCAGAGTGCTAACAATATACTTCTTGGGGCGATACAGAAGGCTTTCAGCTAATGCCCATGTTCGGTTCAGAGTGGTTCGCAAATCCAGATCCCGATATTCCTGTGACTGCTGACCTCTTTGCTTATTTCAGAGCTGATCTTGGAGTGACCAAAGATGGTTCTGATCTGGTGAGCGAATGGGCCGATCAAAGTGGTAACGGCCATGATCTAACATCTTCAGGCACCAAAAGACCAACATTGTTATCAGCCAATCTTAACGGGAAGGATGTGCTGGATTTTGACGGTTCTGATGATAACCTAATAGTATCTTCTCTCAGTCTGGCACAACCAATACATATCTTCATTGTGGCTAAAATGAACACTTGGACGAGTAATGACGTTCTCCTCGGGCTTAACCCTACAACTGATATGGAATCATTCGTCCAGAGCGGTTCGACGCCACAACTCAAGCAAAGAGCGGGGGAGAGTTTTATCAACGCCATATCCCCGACCCTTGGCACGGCGTATTTAATGCAATCGTTGTGGAACGGCTCCAGCAGTTCTCAGGCGCTGAATAACGACAGTGCTGTCACCGGAGGTGATGGCGGAACATTGGCGCTGGCAACAATATCCGTTGCAGCGAAGACAGCATCAACGCAGTATGCAGACTGTACCATTGCTGAATTGGCGATCTATGAGGCGGTACAAACAGGAGATGATTTAGCGTCATTAAAGAGTTATTTTAATGCACGATACAATCTTTACTAAAAACTAAGACATTAGAATGGATACTAATATCTTTTTAAGAACGAAAAACAAGGTGAGATGAATGGCAACAATATTTAAACATGAACCTACAGGTCAGATACTTCGGCCCGGTAAATCATGGAGAGATGAAAATCGTACTCAACAACCGGGTAACTGGCAGATCTGGAATGCAGATTATAAAGCTTCAATGGGCATCACAGAAATTGTTCAAGAGAGTTCTCCAGATCCACGGCTATATACATGGTCTTATAATGATAATGGTACTATCAATAATACAGCTAAACCTCTGGATGGAGTTAAGTCTTCTTTAAGACAGGATGTAAATAAGCAGCAAGGTTCTTTGCTCTTGCAGACTGATTGGATGTATATCAGAAAGATTGATAAGGGTGAGGAAATACCCTTGCATATTCAATCATGGAGGGATGCTATCAGAGTTCAGGGCGATGCTATGAAAGCAGCTATTGATGCGGCTACAACTACTGAAGAGATGGCGACATTATTTATAGAAGATGGTGGAATATTATATGAATGGCCGGAATTGGAGAAGTGATGTTTTCAAAAATATTTTGTGTAATTGCTGTATTTTTTCTTTTAAGTGGAAATACCTATGCACAAGAGGAATCTGTTTCACTAAAACAATCTTCCGAAGTTGTTAATTCTTATTGTGGTATTTCCACAGCACTAGCAAAAGCACGGAAAGAGAGTCAACGAATTTTTGCGGGACTTATAGATGAGTATAATATTTTATACTTAACATTAGATAAAGACGGGTTCTGGACTATTTCTGTGGCGAATATGAGTGGTATATCTTGTATATACTTCATGGGACAAACTGGAACCCCCATGATAGGTGCGGATGAAAAGAGAAAAAAGGATACAGACTTTAAAGGAAATATTGGGAGAAGGATAAATGGCAAGCACATATACAAGTAATCTTCGTTTAACTAAGCAGGGAGATGGAGATAATCCTAATAGCTGGGGGCAGATTCTTAATGACGGTGTTATTAGTCTTGTAGATGAGGCAGTGGCAGGGTATACTGCTGTATCTATTGGCAGCACTGTTAGTGTTACTTTGACTAATAATCAAGGATCTGGCGATCAGGCACGGTCTGCTATTCTAGAACTTACTGGTTCTATTGGTGGAGCGCATACATCTATCTTTGTTCTTATTCCTAATAACTCTAAATCTTATATAGTTCGAAATTCTGTATCTAATAATGCTTCTAGTAATGCTGTAATCTTGCGAGTTGCTGGCAATGCTGGGGTGACTATTCCGCCCAGCTCGAATACTTTTGTAATTACTAACGGAACTTCGGTTTATAATGTTGCTCCTGCTACATTTNCCTCGGCCATAACTGTGNAAGGTGCNGCAACTTTTGAATCAACCGTAACTGTATCTGGTAAGGCTACTTTCTCAGGTGATGTTAATGTAAGTAGTAAAGTATGTGCCTCGGCATTTTATGGAGATGGTCTTAATATAACAGGACTTCTTCCTCCGGGAGTTATCTTACCTTACGGTGTTACAGCTGCACCAACTGGATATAAAGTATGTGATGGTTCTGCTCATGCTCGTACTGGTACTTCAACTTCTGCCTTGTTTACTGTTATTTCGACTAAATATGGTGTGGGTAATGGATCATCTACATTTAATGTTCCTGATCTTGCTGGCAAATTTATGGCGGGATTGGGTTCTGGATTAACCAGTGTGACAGCCGGAATGATTATTGGAACTACCGTAGGCAATACTGGTG